ACAGAGCCAACACTTAATGAAAACGGCGTTAGACCTAACCGCTTCGGGTTATGGAACACTTGAGTCCAACGTTGATAATCTCAGTAAGGTTTTAGTCGGTAAAGGCACAAGAGCTCTAATGGAATATAAGGTTAACTTAAAAGATGGGGCAACGACTGCCGAACAGTTAGACGCAATTCAAAAGAAAGCAACGACCTCGATTGAAGATTGGGCAAAAACGACTGAGGGTAAGACTGCCATAATGAAGGAGAAATTTAACGAAGTCAAAGAAGGTTTAGGCGGTGGCTTCTTGCCCGTGATTAACTCGGTCGCTGACGCAGGGATGGGACTGCTAGACGCTTTAATCGCTGACTCGCAGGGAGCAAACATAATGGGCAATACTCTAGCGGTCGTATCTAATTTCTTAATCGGTTTAGGTCAGACCGTATGGACGATTATAAAAATCTTCGGCAACTTCGGAGCTGGGCTAATCTTAGTCGGCGATATCGCTTGGAACTTTGTTAAAACAGTCTGGGACAATTTTAAAAATTTCGCTAAGAACTTGGGTCTTATTTTTAAGGCGATGTTTGAGGGTATTAGCGGTAACTTCGAGGGAGCAAAAAACACACTCGCTAGTTTAAACGAGATTGATACTTCTGGCTTATCTATGAGTATGGACGCTTTTAATAATAACGCTCAGGAGGCTGGCAAGAGTGTCGGTGAATTACAATTTGGCATTAAGAAAATGTTTGCTGGAACGCAGGGAGCAAACAATTTGAAATTTGATATTCAGGGAGCAAAGGACGGCTTTAATAACGTTAAAGATGCAACGGGTAACGCTGGGGCTGGGGTTGATGAACTCGCTCAGAAGATGACGGAGTTAAAGGACAAGATGAAAGATACCGTCTTAAAGGGGGTGGACGCTTTTGATGAACTTCAAAAGAAGATTATTGATATTCAAACCCAGATGGGTCAGCTTAGTTCCGAGAACGCTTTGAATAAATTTTCTGACCAAGAAGATTTAGCTAAAGCCTATGCCGACCAAGAAACTAAGGTCGCTGATTTAGCCAAAGAATTATCACAGAAAAAAGCTGACTATAACACCAAGATGAACGAGTCGGTAACTTCTGATAATATCGTGAGCCATAATCAGGAGATGGCTAAACTTCAAACCGAACTAGACGCACAAAAGGCAACTTACGATAAAGAGAAACAGGCTCTAGAGGCTCATAGCACAATTTTAATCGCATACGGCGATAAAGTTGCGGACGCAAGACGAGTCAACAACTTAACTGATTTTGAAAAGACCTTAGAAACGACCAACAAGAAAATGTTATTGGCTCAAGATGAGTTTAATAACAAGATGGAAAGCTTCCAAAAAGAATTGACTGCCGAGCAGATTAAACAGGCAACGGTTAAAGCCTTACAGGAGCAAGCTTTAAAAGAGGCTGATAAATTTCTTGCTCAAGGCGAGAAGCAAACGGCTGATAGTGTAAATAAAGAAATCGCTTACTACAACGCTTTAGCGGACGCAATCGCTAGAGCCAAAGCAGGTCAACGCTCATCGAGTGTCGCTCTAGCTAGTGGCACTGATAAACGGGCAACAGCAAGCACAGCGGTCACCGTAAATATCAACGCTGGCAATGTAGTCGGTGACGCTGGTATTAAAGCTCTAGCCAATTTAGTCAGTAATAAAGTTGGTCAGATGGTCGGAGCTAACGCAAAATTAACCAATTAATATGCTACAAGTTTTAATCGACAATATTGATAAGACATCTCTCATCGACTGGGAGAGTTTTGCCGTTGAGTCGAATAAGGATGAAATCATTGATACTGTTAATTTCAGAGTATTTGTTTATGAAGGTGTGACTTTTAACCCTCAATATAATCAAGATGTAAAAGTAAAAGAGGACGGTAACGTTGTTTTTGCTGGGACTATTCAGACCGTTAAGCAGACTGTCGAAAACTCAAGCGTGATTATCTACGATATCGAAGCGAGTGATTACACCGTTAAATTAGTTGGTATCTTTGCTTCAAAGACCTATAAATCAACTCCTGCGGTTGTCCCTGCTTATTTGTACAGCAAGATGATTACAATCACGGGTCAGACTGGGGCTGGTACTGGCTTTCAAGTGCCGATTTTAGTTGGTGAAAGTTCTGGCTCTGCTGGGGTAAATGTTCACACTAACGGACACTCTAGTTTATTCCCAACCGCTAAAAATATCTCTGGTGATTTGCGTTTTAGAGCGTCAGACCAGACTACTGAGTTGCCGTTTTGGGTTGAGAGTGTAACGGGCGTAACGCCTAATCGTGTGGCTAAGTGCTGGGTTAAGGTATCGGCTGATTTAGGAACTAATCAGAATATCTATTTAGCTTACAGCGGTGATACTACTAATGTCAGTAATGGCGATAATACTTTCTTATTGTTTGATGACTTCGCTGATGGCTTAATTGACGCTAATAAGTGGGTCGTGGGGGCTGGCAGTGGTTCAGATAGTGCGACTGAGGCAAGTGATTTACTTACCGTGGTTAATGACGCTGTGTCCCCTGAGAAAATGATACAGTCAAAGAACGCCTTGGCTGGTGATATTGAAATGGTGGCTTATATGAAAGCGACCACAGCCATCGCTTCTAATTTAGGTATTAGTATCTTTGACTCAAATCAAGCGGACGGTAATGCGATTACAACATTTTTTAATAACACCAGTAATTTTAATCTTTACTCAAGAGCGACTGGAACTTGGACTCAGGCTCAAGCAACTGTTGGCTCTTTCTCTCAAAACGTTTTATATAAAATCGCTTTGAAATTAGTCGGCTCAACAGCGACCTTTAAGAAGGATGATGTTGCGACTGGTAACGCTTGGACTAAGGCTCTTGGTACTAGTCGTTATTTAATGCTTGGTGCTCGTGTTTGGCAGGAAGCCTCAACTGATAGCGGAACGCTTGCTTACGATTACGTCTATGCTAAAAAGACAATGACGGCTGAACCAGCATTTAGTACAGCAGGTGCGGAGGTAACAGGTACAACTACGCCAGCAACTAATTGGACTGTTAACAATATTTTAACAGACCTCTGTTCATCTTTCGCCCCTGAATTTAACGCAACCAATGCTCACTGTGATTTTATCGTTCCTAAAATTGTCTTTAACCAAGTGCCGATATTAGAGTGTATAAAAAAATTAGCCAGCATTGTTAACTTCTCGTTCTTCATCGACTATAACAAATCAATTCACTTCTTTAATGAGAGTGATGGCTTTGCTCCGTTCTCAATTACGGACGCTGGCGGTTATGAGTTTGACTCACTAGAGAGAACTTTAGACGGCTCACAGTTAGTGAACGTGGTTAAGGTTCGTGGCGGAGAATATGACGGGGCGTTGTTTACTGATAAAATTACCGCTTCTGGCTCAGTGACTAAGACCTTTACTATCGCTAAAAAACTTTCTAATCTAACCGTTAAATTAAACGGCGTAGTTAAAAATGTTGGTATAGATAACATTGATAATTTCACGACTGATGATGTTTTATATAATTATAATAATCAATCAATCGCTTTCCAAAACAACTTAGCTGATGGCGATGTCATTGAATACTCTGGTAACCCTAAGGTGCGTGTCTTTCAAATCGCCGAAGATACTTCGAGCATTAATCAGTACGGCAGAATTGAGAAGTTAATCAGAGAAGATGATATTAGAGATAACGTGATTGCTCGTAAGCGAGCGGTGGCAGAACTCTATGCTTACTCAAATGGTATCATTGACGCTCGGTTCGATACTACTCAAAGTGGTTTAAGAGTTGGGCAATCGGTTTTAGTTGATTGTCCTAGCCGTAATTTCACGGAGAGTTTAACCATTAAGACTGTGAAGTTTATCACTAATAGCCCAACTTCGTTTAGATATCAGGTGGACTTAATTAATACCAAGCGAGCCACTTTAATTAGTATATTAAGCAAATTGCTCGTTCCTGTTTCTTTAGATATTGATGATACCGAAGTTAATGAAGATATAAGACTTGATATTGCTGAGTTAAAATTAGTTGAACAGCATACCGTTGTCAGTGCGTTCTTAGATGACGCTGATTTAGAAGTTTTAGAAACGCATTATATTAACCCACTGGGAGCAGGTGTCGAGCCGTTTTGGGTTTTGGGTGATTATTTCCCAACGAGTGCGAGTGACCCTAAGCGTGTTGGAATTTTAGATAATTCCCTTACACTTTATTAGTTTTCAAATCATTAAAAAAATGTTATAATAATACTATGAATAACGACAATCGCATTGACCAAGCAACGCTTAAATTAAAAAGAAATCAAACTTTTTTCTCTCTAGCCAGTTTTGTAACTAAAGACCACCCAGTAATCAAAGCTCTAACAGATTTCGCAATGGGTAAAACCGAGTGGAGCTCATTAAGACCTTACATCAAAAGCAGGGTCATTTTAAATTACGCTAGTGGGCATAATATCATCGCTTTAGACGGCAGACGTAACATTATGGCACGTTTGGCTGGGGACAATACTAACGATATTGATATCACTCACGGAGCACTGGGGGCTGGGTCAACGGCGTTTATTGAAAATAATCACGGCTTAACTAATGAGATTTATCGTTGCGTGCCTAACTCGACATCTTTTGAAAACGATACGATGTACGCTGACTTCTTTATCGGGGCTGGCGATGTTGCTAATCAAACTTTCAATGAGTGGGCAACGTTTATGGCAGGAACAATGGCAAGAAACTCTGGTCTTGCGTTCTCACTTTTTCTAACTGGCGGTTGGGTTAAAACTGGTTCAATGTTTGTTAGCTCTAAATATCAATTACTAAACGCTTAATTTTATGACAGATAGATACGCACCAAAATCAGGAGATAAGTTATACGCTAAAGATATTCAAAGCGTAATGCCTTTGATTGGTACAGCTGGTAAATTAGTGGGTGGTAATAACCCCTCGGCTGTTAGTATTTTTGAGTCTTTAAGAACTAGTGGAAACGCTGGAAAATTAAAGATAAATATTGATGGTAATATCTTCGATGACGTTATAGTCCTGCCAGCATTTTCTCTATTAAACTTTTCTTATGCCAATAAAATGTTTACGACATTATCTGGTGTCGGAAATATGGGTTTATATTTTAAATCAGATGGGACTAAGGTTTATTATTTCGACCAATCGGCTGGTTGTTCTGTTTTTCAAAGAACATTATCAACACCTTGGGACATTACAACGGCTGGCGGAGCAACAAGTAAATATTTTACTAGCTTATCAAACGGTGGTGGTTTTACAATGAGTCCTGATGGCGTTAACTTATATACTGTTTGGCGAAACTCAGGGGCTAATGACATTTTGATGAGAGCGGTTATGTCAACACCTTGGGACATTACAACTGCTGGAAGCCCTTTATATGATTTAACATTTGGTTCAGTAGTTAGTGCTGGGGGAATTACTTTTAAACCAGATGGGACAAAAATGTATGTTTGGTTTAGTGGTACAATGAGGCAATATACTCTATCTACTCCTTGGAATACAGCAACCGCTACCGCTGATGGCAAAACTTTCGCTACTGCTGGTGATAACTTAACGTTCTATAATAACGGTTTAAATTGTTTAGGTGGTGACGGTAAAGCATGGAACTTAGGTACAGCGTGGGACATTTCAACAATGGTATATAGTGGTTCAAGTTTTAGTTTAGCTTCTGGTGGCGGAGGAAGATGTTACGTCAGCTCTGACTTCTCAAGATTTTTCACAATGAGCGGACAAAATTGTTACCAGTATAATAACGGTACGGCACTAACTTCTCTAACTGATGTTGCTACTCTACTCCAAACAGCGATTAGAAATATTACGGGAAAGACCGAAGCCATAATCTACAATACTAATCACTTTGAAATTTATTCAAGCCGTGTCGGTTCTACATCTAAGATATTAAAATTAATGACTCCTAGCAGTGGTACTGATTTATCTGGTTCTAGTTCCCCTTTATATTTAGATTGTGCGTCCAATGCGGTTGAAACTTTAGGCACTGGAATTAACCCTCAGGTTGAAGGTAGATTAATCGGCGGTTCTTCTGTTAGTGTAGTAAGTGTTTTTGAAGCCCTAAGAGCTGGCTCTAATAATGGTAAAATAAAAACTTCAATTGATGGGGTTACCTATGATAATGTTGCCGTTGATTTAGACAATAGCCCATCTACTAGCACAACAGAAACAGAGCCAGTAAATTATGGAAATACTACTATTGCTGGGGAAACTGGTATCAACTCAGATAATGCTCAATATGTGGCTCAAGTTTTTGACTCTGGTAATCTTACGACTATTACTGCTATTGAAGCTATGGTCTATAACCAGACTGGCAATACGGTTCAGCCTGTATGTGAAATTAGACTTGGCGATGGTGTTAGCGGAACACTCATAGGTTCTAAAACTATGGCTTCATTTGGGACTAGCGGGACATTTTTAACAAAAGTATCGTTTGATACAACACTGATTATTTCCAAAAATACTATTTATACAATTGTTTGGAAGATGTATCGTGCTGGCGGAGCAACTGGCTGGGGCATTAAATATTCAACAAATACAAGTTTAGGTTATTACCCAAATAGCACTACAAAAGATACAACAAAACGCCTTTGTTATAATATATATACAAAAAGTAAGGTCGTTTCTTCTTTCTCAGACATAGCTACTTGTCTTCAATTAGCAATCCGTGCTGTTACTGGA